GTCTATGGAATGCAAGATTGATTCCGTAAACGCTAGATGCAGATCCAGCAACGGAAATTGCAACGTTATCGCCGGGAGACCCTGAAACAGTCTGAGTAGCGCCAGATGTTACGATAGATGGGCTGATTGAAAGGGTTAAGTTTCCAGAACCATCAGCAGTCCCGTCAGCAGTTACGACAAACTGCTGAGCGTTACTCTGCTGAACTTTTGTTTCAGGATTTACAGCATAAACAGTATTTGCCGCGGTAGAACCAATGGTAATTACAGTACCAGCTTTAACGGTGGCACCAGCACTCCAACCATCAGTTACTAATGAAGCTCCAGTCTGAGATCCACCATTAATAAGAGGGGTTCCGCCCTGAGTTCCGTTGGTATGAGCTGGAACATTCTGATCCATGTAGATTTTAAACCCAAGCTGATCGCCCAAATAACCTTTAACATACTGTTCACCAATAGTTTTCTGATTATTGTAAAGTCCAGATAAACCATTTAACAATGATCTTTGTGATTTGGGGTTAATAACCAAATATCTTTCACCGTCATCTGGTGTGCAGAATTGATTTAAATATTCACCGGCCTGCAAAATTGCGTCTGCTGTTGCTGGTGAGGTTCCAGCAGTTCCAGCCTGATTGTAAATGGATGAATAAACTCCGGCCATTACATCATATTCTACCTGAGAAGCAAGACGCGCCATAGCTGGCTTTATATAAAGATCATCGATCTGCTTTTCATTTTCAATGTAGTTCGCTAGCTGCTCAGATGTAAAAGCAAAATCAATATGCTTTTGAGTAGAACGTGGTATTGTTTCGGTAGTTTCGGTAACATCCTGAACGGAAAGAGCCGCTCCAGTTGATACAGTAAACTGAGGCGGAATTCTCACTTGTAATGAACCGCCACCCTGTCGTCCACTGACAGAAAACTGGGAATCATACTGGTTATCGAAACATTTAATCGCAGACATACTGTTATGCAGATATGTTGCGGCATTTTTAGTTACAAGGGTAAGGGCTTTTAGTGTATTAGCCATTTTAAGTTTCCTTTGTTATTAGATTTTACCCTGCATTTTGAGCTTGTAAAATTCGCTCATAGGCAAGGATGATTTGTCAATTTTCCCGGCTGGCTTTGAATTTCTCAAATCTGCTGGAGGCGCTGGCTTTCTTGCCATTGGGGAAGATTGTTTCATTGAAAGATTCACTTCCAATTTTGCAATTTCCTTAATGACTCGATCTTTCGGAAGCTTATTCAACCCCAATAAAACATCAGGATTTTTAGCCAGATAATAAGCTATTTTAGGCCCAACATCTGACTTTAATATTTCCTCACCAACATCTGGAGACGCTGGTATTTCCGCGTCTTCAACAACAGATTGCCAATCGGGTAGTTCTTTCTGAGCCTGTGCCAGCTTTCTACCCCAATCCTCGTGCAGCTGCGCCATTTCATGCCGAGTTCTTTCCTCGACTTCCTGCGCTTTACGCTTTGCCTCGATCTCTTTAAAAGCTTTTTGAGCCTGGTAATTAGCCAAGGCCGAAACATACTCATCAACGGTTTTAAATCGTGCATCTTCCGGGTTTGGCGGAACGTCTTCCGGTTCCGGTGCAGATGGCTGAGTATTTGATTCAAGTGCGCTCAAACGGGCTGTTAAGGCTCTGATGTGCGCATCTTTTTCTTTTAAAGATTTGGAATAGTAACGGAAGCGATCATTTAAATCACGTCCCTTTTTAAGCTGCTGCTGATCATCATTGCCATGATTATCCTGTGCAGATTCAGAGCCTTCATTAGCTTCTGTCTGACCGTCATTATCATTATTTTGATTATCAACTACATCAGCGGGCGCCTGCTCGTCTGCCTGCTGAGAATCCACGTCTATGGTGGTATACTGTTCTTCTAACAACATGGTTTTACTCCTTGCGGGATTCCTGATTTTCTGACTCATCTTCCGGCTCGTTTTCTTCGCCTTCTGATTCTATCTCAACCTTCAGGTTAGGTTGTGCGGATTTGGTTTGTACATACTTCATCAGCTCCGCCTGCTGATCCCGTAGTTTAGCCATTTCAGCGAGTATAGCCTGAGCTATATCGCCGTCGTTCTGCATCTGCTGGCGTTCCAGCGTTTCAGATTTCTTTATCTGAGCTGTAGCGAGTGCAGTTTCCTGTTTAATTCTTTCCTGTTCAATGCGTGCCTGCGCTTGTGCCTGCTGGCCCTGTATATAATCAATGGCCTGTTTAAGCTGCGCTTCCAACTGCTGATTAACCTGCTGTAATTGGGAGAGTTGGTTCTGTGCAACGGCCAACGCCTGTTCTGCGCTCTGATCTTTTTCATCGTCGCCAAGTATTGCCGGGTCAATGGTTCGGCGCAGACGCTCCGCAATCTCCTGAGCTCCCGGCCAGTCCTGAAACTTTGCCACTAGGTCACGAATCGCGCTGGCGCTTTCCGGATCTGCCTGAAGATAGGTCATCAATGCTTTAGCGGCTTCCTTGCGCTGTGTAGTGTGTGACGGGCCGACGCTGATATCTACATCGTATTTACCTTGATCAAGGCTCAGAACCTTACCTGATTCATTTATCGCATTAATCTTGACAACCTTCTCCGCGCCGTCTTCCCCCATAATGCGAACTATCTTCTGATCACTGTAAATTCTGGGTATTAAGTCTATTAAAGCGCGACCGTAGAAGCGAAGCGAACGGGAAAGATTATCGAGAAAACCGAACATTGAAGTATCAGATTCTATTTTCCGGTTAAGGATTGCTTCGCCTGATTCTACTCGCTGCTGTATGCCAAGTCCGGCATCGTTAATTCCAATTGTCAGCTTAAGGTTTTCGCGGGCCGTATTGGCTGCGTTCACCATGCCAGCAGGAACATCTGGAGCAGGCTTAAAAATAGGTGCAGGAAGCAGATTACCGTTCTGATCATAAACCGGTTTAATCTCTAAATAGGAATAAGGAACCTGATTTGCGGTTCCCCATTTCTTTTCATGCCCGGCAAACTGTCCTTCATATCCAATAACAGGAGGTTTAGGGTTTAATGCAACGTTCTCGGCCGCTGCCGTTTCCCAATAGTTTAAAGCTCTCTGTGGATCTTTAGCGTAACGAATCAGGGAAATAAACTTGCGCTTGCCGTCCCGGAAAACCTCATCACCAAAAACTGGAATAATGGGAATAAACTTACCCATCCAGTCGCCATCTTCCAGTATTTCAAACGGTGTGCAGAGATACCAGCGAACCTTTTTATTTTTGATTCTTCGCTTATCGACAATTAATGTTTTGTCAAAATCTTCTGGTAATTCAGATTTTTTCACACTGGTTTCATCGATTAGATAATAAAGCCAGTCGTTTTCTTCTTCAACGCGCCAATATTTACCAATGATCAAATCATCTTTATTGAGGTCATAACCTTGCGTTGAAAAACCTTTGTCATTTGAGTCCGGGTATAATTCTTTGAACTCTTTCCGAGCAATAACAATGCGCTCGAAATACCAGCGCGCATCTGAGTTGTCAAACTCACGGCTCGATGGATCAAAAAGGATGCTCTTATAGTCGTTAATTCTTTCAACTACAATATCCTGATCCCAAGATTCCTCATCAGCCCACTTAACATTAATCTTAAAATAACCAAGCGATCCGGTAACGGCTTGATCAAACGCACAATCAAAAGCGGTTTCGCTGTTTGAATTGCGCTCAACATTGCGGATAATTGCTTCGTATATTTCAGCTATATCTCTGTCGCCGTCACCATCAACAGGGAATACTTTAACTTGCGGCCTGTTCTGGCGAGCTTCATTAACAACTTGTTTAATAAAAACATGTACCAGGTTATTAGTGAGCTTGACTTTCTTTGCAGCCAGTTCTGGAGGCCATTGATCGCCTAATCTAAAGTCAGTGTCTTCATCTGCTTCTGCCCAGTTTTCCTGCATGTAAAGAAGCGCAGCTTCAACGTTTTCGTTAATCTCGTTAATTAATTCCAATTGCTTTTCTTCTGTCATGCCATCCAACCATAACCGCTGTGACTATATGCGCCAACGGTTCCAAATTCTTCAATTTCCTGAGTGACTTTTACTTCTGCTTTTGCGTATTCAAAATTCTTGTGAGCCATAACCGCATAACGAAACGCATCGAGTATGTGATCATGCTCTTTAACTATCTTGCCTTTATCATCACGGCGATAAAGACGATATTCTTCAAAAAAAGCTTTCTCCGTTGAAAATATCTTAATTCTGCCAGTGCTTAATCTTTCCCAGACCTCGTATAAACCAGCCTCTACCGCGTTATTGGCAAAAGAAAGGTTAAGGCCTTGCGATGCGTATAAATTGATTAGCTGCGTACCGTCAACCTGTGAGCGACCGCGGGAAGCTGGATCAATAAACCCCTTTAAATTACCACGTGATTTAATTGCGCTAGAGTGAATTGAAGGCTCAGCCTTCTGTCCTTTGTAAGTTCCGTAAACATAAAGAACATCGTTGTCTGCATCATGAGCCATCCAGCAAGCTGCGGTAAAATTCCAACCAACATCCATTCCGTATCCGCGTTTCCAGTGTTTTGGAATCTCGAACGGATCGCATTTAATGTCGTCTTCTAAAATAGGATAAATTGCCCCTGAACCAAGCTGCGGAATACCGCGCGCTCTCGCGTCGCGTTGAAACTCTGGAATAGATCGCCAAAGTTCGTCTTTCTGCTCCTGCGTTAAATGCGGTGCATCGTCCCACGTTGCTGTAGTGATGTGAACATCATCAGATGGATCATGCAGCTTAACTAAAAGCTCTGTCATACCCTTCAACGGTGTTTCGGTCAGGTAAATAATCCCGTCCGTGGTCATGGTGCGCATTAGAGCTGAGATATAAATGTTCAGGTCTGGCTCTTCGTCCAGATGAACACCATGAACGGCATCTGACTCGAATGATAACAAACCTTCTTCGTAGGACTTGAATATCAGAACTGATTCACCGCCTGAAACGTGACGAATGCGAACAGTGTCAATAGCTTCTGGAACTCCGGACTTTCTGGAAAACGCTAATATTGTTTCCTTCGGTATTAACCCGGAAC